GACCTGAGACTCGACCTCTGCGAGGATGATCTTCTGAGCTCCGAGCAGATCGCCGCTCTCCTGCAGAGCTGAGATCTGCTCCTTCTGCTGCTCGGTGAAAGTGACGCCAGCTCGAGACAGAGCCGAGATGCCCTTCGTCGGATCGTTGAGAGCCTTGCCGAGCATCACCGAAGCTGACTCGACGGATCCGAAGCCGGTCGCTGAGAGGTCGAGCGCGGCTGTCGTGGCCCTGTCGAAGATGGCTGCCTGGCCTGCGCCAGCGTTCGCCACATTCTTGAACGTGAGGATCATGTTCTGACCCTGCTGAATCACATCGTCGTCGATGCCGGTCTTCTCGGAGAGCGTCTCGGCCAGGCCCGCCACCTGATCGGCGGAGATCTTGGCAGCTCCGCCCGTGGCCTTGATGATCTGCTCGGTCGAGCGGGAGATCGACAGGGACGCTTGAGCTTCCTTGCCCCATGAGACCAGGGTGGTAGCTGCGCCAGCGAAGGCGACGCCGGCCACGCCCGCCGCGATCCCGACGCCCTTGAGCCCCTTGCCCATAGTGGAGGCGAAGCCGCCGCCCTTCTTGCCAGCGGCATCGGCTGTCCCGCCGAGCTTCCCGATAGATGCCTGGGCCTGCTTGATTGCCTTGTCGTCGTAGGTCCCTGCGACGTTGATGACGATTGCAGCCATGAGATCAGCCCGCGATCCGGACGGTGGCTGCCTGGTCGATCAGCTTGTTCGCCTCGGTGATGTACTTCTCCACGATGTCTCTGGACTCTCGCCACATCTTCGTTCCGCCTTCTCCGGAGGGGAGGAACTGGCGGCCGAGGAAGCGGGGAGCGGGGCCGTAGTCCTGGCCGATCCTCGAGAGCAGGGTCACCGCGCTAGGCCTCGAGGCCTTCGCCATGAGATCCCAGATCGTCGCGTAGGGCGCGGCGCTCACAGCCTGGAAGCCGAACAGTCCTTGCTTCCTCGAGCCGCCTCCGGCCGCCTGCGACTTCTTCGAGCCAGCCTTAGTGAGGAACGTTTCCTTCCTCATCCGGCCCGAGCGCGTCGGCATTGAGTCTCGAGCTGCGGTGACTCGGACCTTGACCAGGTGGCCGATGTCGCGGAACATCTGCTTCCGCAGATCCGGGGACACCTCGCGGAGGAGCCGGTTGGTCTGCTGCAAGCCGCGAACGTCGATCAGCTTGCCCTGTGCTGTCGCCACCGAGCTCCTCCTCTTACCTGATCCCGTCCCTCAGTTTCGCCCGAAGGTCACGGCGCTTAGCTTCTCGAGCTTCCGAAGCTGCTCGCTCCTGCACGATCCTTGACAGCTCGGCATAAACCTCCGGAGGGGAGGCGAGGAGATCAGCGGGCCCGATGCCTGTGGCCAGGGAGAGGGCTGCCACTTCGGCGGCAGCCGTCAGTCGTTTCCCTCGTCGCCGTCCTCATCATCGGTAAGGAACTCGACATCGCATCGCTCAAGGAAGCCGTCGAAGCCGAGCTCGGCGGGGATCGCGTCCTGTCGCTTGCAGGCCTGGAACGCCAGGCGCAGGACAGGCTCGAGGTAGCCCTGCTCGATGCTCTTGTAGATCGGCTGCTTGAGCTCGCGCTCGATGACGATGTAGTCGAGGCGAGATGCCGAGACCAGCTTCTTCTCTCCGCCGTCGATAGAGACGGTGAACTTGCCCATGCCCTGAGCCATGCTCTGATCCTTTCTAGTGCCCTGGCTGCTCGAGCGGCCCTCGCTCGAGTGATCTAGTAGGAGGTGACGGTGTTGAGCAGCGTCATCGTGATCGGGGTCCCGCCAGCTGCGGGCTGAACGCACAGGCCAGCGAGCGAGAGGGTCACCGGCCCGCCGCCAGCTTCGGCGCTCGGGAAGTCGCAAGTGAAGGCGACTCGAGAAGAGGCGAGCGTGAGGGTGTAAGTCCCGTCGGTGAACTGGCAGGAGAAGCTGCCGAAGACCGTTGTCGGGCTGGCCGTCGTGCCGCCTGAGGAGCCGGTGACGATCGTGCGGAAGTCGAGGAGGTTGTCCGGGATGATGTCGAAGGAGCACTCGACCTCGGTGCGGCCCACCATGATGTCATCGGCAGTGATGGTTCCCGAGAGCAGGATCTCGCTCAGATTGTTCGCAACGCTCACCTCGCCCGAGACGACGCTGGCCGTGACCGGCGTCGCGGAGTCGACGTCGAGCTGGAATACCCCGCCAGCTGGCCGCATGTAGGCAGCCACGGTGTCGTCGGTCGTCGGGGAGAAGCTGGCCGGGTAGCCGACCACGGTGCCCATTCCGGAGACGCTCATCTCGAGAGGCTCGTTCCCGGACCAGCTCAGGCCCAGGTCTCCGACCTTAAAGTCGCGCACCGAGTACAAGCTGGACTCGAGCTTCCCGAAGACGGACAGGTAGGGCAGATCTGCGCCGACCGTAATCACGTGGGTCTTGGTCGTGGTCCCTGTCGTGGCGATTGAGCCGAGAGCTCCGAAGATCCACATGCCAGCCGAGGCAGCGTGGACTCGAGACGAGAAGTCAGCTCCGCACATGACGGCGGTGCGGTTCACGCTCGGGGATACACGGCTCGCGGATGTGCGATCCTCGAGCTCCTGCTGAACGTCGACGGTGAGGACCTGGCCGTCGAGGACGCCATGCCCGTAGGTGATGGTCCCGAGGGTTCCCTTGCTCGCCTGCTTCGCTGAGCCGATCTGTGCGATCGCTGACTGTACGGGCATGGTCAGGACTCCTCGGTCGTCTCGGGCTCGACCTTCGTGGCCTTGCCTCGCTTGGGTTCGGTGGGTCGGATGAGGCCAGCGGCCTCGAGGTCGCGGGCGAGCAGGGCTTCGACATCAGTCGAAGGCTCGAAGGATCCCTCGAGCTCGAGCTCGACGAGCTGGCCCGAGGCCACGGTCTCGACGCGGATCGGCTCAGGGACGGAGTAGCTGCTCACGGATCTCATGGTGGATCTCCTGTCACGCATTGGGGATGTAGGCCATGCAGTCGATCGAGAAGCCGAGCAGACAGACGTAGCTCCGGGCCTCCTGATCCACGGCGTCCTCGAGCGAGGTCCTGGCCAGGGTCGCCAGGTCGACGGTCCCGTCGAGGGTGTGATCGGAGAGGATCACCTGTTCGACGACGGATCCGAGGGCGGTCGCTCGAGCTCGAGCATCGGTGAATCGTCCGAGCCTCTTGACCCAGACGAAGACCCGGAGGGAGAACTCCTCGTCTCGAGCTGCCAGCCCGGAGACCCGGTAGGTCGAGGGCCACTCCTCGATCGAGCCCGAGACCCAGATGTGGTCTGTCTCCAGCTGCGTCGGGGAGCCGAGGGAGACGGCGACCCTGCCGGGGAAGGTGGCGGCCTTGAGAGCGTCGTAGAGGGCGTCCTGGGCGAGGAAGGCTCGCGTCTGCATCTCAGCCGATCCCTGGCCTACGTCGCCCGTAGAGAGCGATCACGGCGTCGACCTCGGGATCCCCGGTCGGCCTGCCCGCTTCTGGGTTGGCCGTGGAGAAGCGGATCTCCCCGAGATCGGTGTTCTGGCTCAGAGCTCGAGAGGGCATCCCGGAAGGGACGAGAGCGTCGACAGCGAGCCGCATGGCAGCTCGGCGCACAGCGGCGGGGGGATGCTCGTAGCCGTGGTCATAGACGACGACGACGTTCCTCGAGCCTCGAGGCCAGGTCGCGTCTGTCCGGATGAGGAGCCCGGTCTCGGGCTCGATCTCGACATCAGCCAGGGCCGCCCCGGTGAGATCCTCGTCGAGGACATCCACTCCATCGCTGTCCTCATAGATCGCGCAGGCCACCAGGCTCGAGATCATCACATGCGGGAGGACCAGCTTGGAGGTGTCGTCTCCGGAGAGGACGGCCAGGACTCGACGCTGCGCGAAGGCCACTCGAGCTGCTGTCTCGAGCCGCTCGGTCGCTTCTTCTCGAGCGGTGCGGATCGCGGCGGCTGGGTAGCGATTGTCGTCGTCGAGCTCGGGGTAGGTCTGGCGGATCTCTTCGATCTCGAAGAGGAGGTCGCCCACGACCTCGACGGGGATCGTGGCGCTCGAGGCGACCGAGCTGATCGTGTAGGAGAAGGTGGCCTCGTAGACGCCTAAGCTCCCTCGGACGGCCGAAGGCAGGGCGAAAGAGTAGGTGTGATCCCCGGCGTGGGTCGAGGTCCCCGAGCCGACGACATCGCCTTCGGCGTCCCTGATGGAGACCGTCGGAGCCGAAGCTGGAGCAGCTGGGATCCCGTCTTCATTCCGGACCGTGTAGCGAATCGTCCCCGGCTTGTTGACGGCGTAGAGGGCCATCGGATGCTAGGCCTTCGAGCTCGGCTTGACTGCCTTGTCCTCGACATCCTTCTTGCCGCGAGCCTTAGCCGCTGGCTTCTCGAGGAGGCCGAGCTCCTCGAGGACAGAGCGACGCACGATCTGGCCCTCGTAGAACATGACGTAGCGGGGCCTCGAGGGATCGGTCGAGTAGATCCGCTCCTCGATCTTGACGAAGGTCTCGCTCATGCCCTGATCTCCTAATCCTCGAAGCTGCCGAACATGAGAGTGAGGCGAGGCGGGGGGGTGTCGCCTCGCCTCACTCTCTGCCTAGATCGACTAGGCGACGGACTTGCAGAACGACTTCGGCTGCGTGACGGCGAACGCGGCTCGCATGGATGCGAGGATCGCTACCTTCCGCTTCGTGAAGTAGTCGCTGTGCGAGTCGGAGGCTGCCACGCTCAGGCCCTCGCGGACGAAGAGCGTCGCATCTGCGCCTCGACCGACCAGCGGGGTGCCGCTGGTGAACGCTGCGTGGACCAGCACGGGAACGCCCCACAGGGTCGCCGGGCCGTTGCCCGCCGGATCGCCGTAGATGTAGCCGACCTTGCCAGCGACATCGTTAGTGCCATCCGTCGTCATGGCATCGCCACGGACCAGGCGGATAGCCTCCCAGTCCTCGGGGTGGATGCCGATGAAGTCGGGCTCGACGAACGCGTTGGTGCGGATCGTGGTGATGCAGCGGTGGAGCGAGTCGACCATCGACAGCGAGGTGCTCGAGCGATCGACGGAGCCGATCGAGCCGTTCGAGTAGATGCCCGTGAAGTTCTCGCCCGAGCCGTTGCCGCTCAAGACCTGGGTCTGGAGCCGACGACGAACACCATCGACGAGCCGGTTGTTGATCCACGTCTCGATGAACGCCACGTCCGCGAGGGAGCGACGGGTCACGGGGATGAAGTGGGTGACCTCCTTGACGGCCGAGCTGCGCTCGGTGAACGCCAGATCGGACTCCGACGCATCCGAGTACTCGTAGGTCTCGGCTGCGTTGTTGGTGTAGGTGGTCTCCTCTTCCCAGGTGACGAGATCGGAGTCGGTCGTCCCGGTTGCGATCACGCTTAGGAAGTCGAGGCCAGCGAGAGGCTTAGCGACGACGAGCGAGAGGCGATCCTCGACGGTGGCGTTGAGGAGCGGGGCCGTCCCAGACGAGACGGTCACCGAGACGAGATTCTTCATCTCCTCGCGGCCGAGGACCTTGACTGCGCCCGAAGTTCCGATGGGGAGGCTGTCGCCCTGGCCGGCGCGAGCCTTCATCTCCTGGAAGGAGTCGCTCGACACGAAGGCCTGGCCGACCGAGGACGGGCGAGCCTTCGCTGCCGGGGCGTCGAAGCCCTGGCCGTCAGACGCCAGCTCGAGCAGGCGAGAACGCTTCGCCTCGAGGCTTGCCACCTCGTCGCGGATCGCGTCGTAGGACTTGCCAGCTGAGTCGAGCTTCTCGAACGCATCGGCGTTCTTCGAGAAGTCCACGCCCTCAGCGATCGCGCTCTTGCGGAGCGAGTCGAGATCAGACCAGGCCTTAGCAGCCTCGGTCTTCTTTGCGGCGATGGCCTGGCCCATCTCCCGCGCTTGTGCCGTCAGATCGGCCATCGTCATTCCTCCGTGTGTCGAGGTCGGGTGAGAAGCTCCATCAGCCGCTCATGGTCAATGGTGGATGCCCTGTCACCCGAGATCTGCTCGGGCGCGTCTGTGGTCTTGCTCGCCGTGTCTTCCTCGAGCTCCTCCTCGAGCTCCTCCTCCGCTGCGCGGGGATCGGGGACGACATCGACCTGGGAAGCTCGAGCTCCTGCGAACAGCTCGGTCTCGACGTAGCCTGCATCTGAGTCCTCGAACAGACGGACCAGGATGGCGGGGTCGTCGGGAGATCCCTCGAGCTGGAACTCGGAGCCGGGGACCCCGAGGATCCCTTCGGTCATCACGTGCTCGATGCGCCCGATGTAGGTCTCGTCCTCGCTCGCCCAGGAGACGAAGGCTCCCTCGACGGCTTCATCCGGGGAGGCCTTGTCCTGGTCCTCCTCGAGCTCGGCTGACTTGGCCTCGAGCGCGGCTGCCTTCTCCTGATCTGCGATCGAGGCGAGGACATTCCCGAGGGCTTCGTAGGCGGCTCGGATGTGGCTCTCATTCTTCGAGGACAGGACGCGGCCTGCCTTCGAGCCGGTGAGAGCTGACGCTGCCTCGAGGAGCTGCGTGGCGGGGTTCATCCCGAGGAGGGTCGGGCCCACCTCGAACAGCTCGACCTCACGGAGCTCGCGCACCTGGCCGTAGTCGGGATCGTCGACGGTCTCGAAGTCGGAGGCGAAGTAGCCGAACGAGAACTGTGTGACGCGGCGCTCCTTGAGAAGGTGGAAGACTTGCTCAGCTCGGGGCCGCTCGAGGTCGAACTTCATAGCGACGACCAGGCCGTCCTCGGTCTCCTCGATCGACTTGGGATCAGCTGAGCCGACGAAGCTCTCAGGGTTGTCCCAGTCATGGGACCAGATCACGGGGATCGGATCGCCCTTCGTGCGCCAGGCCTCGAGGGTCTTCGAGAAGGCTCCGGGCATCATGCGGTCGCCGCCGAGGTCGACGTTGCCGAAGACGGAGACCAGGGCGGTCGCTTCGCCCTTCGTCCCTTCGGCCTTCGCCTCGAGGATCCGAGCCGGAGCTACCTTCGTTTCGATCACTTCTGCATCCTCTCCTCTGGGTCACCCGCGAGAGCCAGAGCGGTGATCTGATCCGCGAGCCCTTGAGCTGGCGTCCCGGCGTCATCGGTGCCGGTCGTCGGGGTCGGAAGATCAGCTCCCACGGGGAGCATGTTCACGGGCACGAAGACAGCATCAGCGATCGGATCGTCGATCCGGGCGTAGCCCTCGATCGCTCGCCGCTCGTTGATCGTCGAGGTCGAGGCCTGCTGAGTCATCAGGTGCATCCGGGCCCGAGCTTCGGGATCCGGGCGCAGGAGCTCGGTCGTGTCGAAGACGACTTGCAGCCCGGCCCACTCTGGCTCGGCCTGGATGAGCTGGGCGCTGATCGAGTCCTCGTAGAGCGAGAGTCGAGCTGCGATCGCGTCGTAGAGAGCTCGCCGGTATTCGGCCACGTTGGTGTAGGCGGAGAAGCCGCCGCCCGCGCCGGCGATCCCGACCAGGGGAGGCGGCACATCGAAGGCCGCGCAGATCTCCTCGCGGGAGAATCGGCGCTGGTCGATGAGCTGCGCGTCAGCTGCCGAGAGTCCGATCTGCTGCCACTTGACTCCGCCGTCCATGATGGCGATGCGGCCAGCATTGTCGGGCCCGGAGTAGAGCTTCTCGAGCTCGGCCCTGACTCGAGGCAGCGAGCTTTCGTGGATCTTCTGGTCGCTGATGAACGCGCCTCGAGGCGTGACGCCGTTCCGGAGGCTCTCGCCTTGCCAGGTGGCAGCTGCGTCCTCGAGTGCGACCGTCCTGCGAAGGGGCTCGAGGGGAGCTCCTCCGGGAAGGGAGATGTGCAGGACATCCTCGGGCCCGACGGCGTGCGTCTCGCCCGAGAGCTGGATCGCGTAGAGAGTGATCCCTCGATCGTCGGAGATCGTCTGCACAGCTCGCCAGGGGATCGGCCAGAGCTCGGTCGGAGCTGCGCCAGGAGCGGGCCGGTACTTGAGGAACAGGGCGTGGCCGTGGACCTGGGTCGAGAGCGCGAGGTGGGCCTTGAGATCGAACTCGGATCCTCGAGGGAAGGGCATCCGGAACAGCTGCTCGAGGGAGGTTCCGGGGAC